TAGACCAATTAGTAGAGCTTGCCCAGTCTGAGTAAGTCCAAGGATTCTGGACATAAATAGCTCTGTCTTTTCCGGCAGTGTTATATGAGTCTTTCATTTTTGTATATACGTATTTGGTTACGTCAAAATTTACCACTTCAGGTACGGTAGCTTTTGCACCATTGTTAAAAAGCACAGGTAGGTAATTATCTGTATATGAATATGTTGTTGCTACGGCTATTGTTTCAGAAGATGCATCTGCCAAAGTTCCATATGAAGAACTTGACCAGCCTTGAGAAAATGTAGTTCCATCTGTAGTAGTCTCAGGTATTAATTTTGCAGTTCCCTTACTGTCTCTCATGTATGCATTAGTTGCATCTGAGGCATCATACAAATTATCTCCTGCAGTATCTCCACATCTAAACCAATTCAAAAGCCCTGTTTCATTTGTTAAATCAGTTGGATCTCCTGAATTATATAAAGCAGAAATTTTTGCTGAAGAAGTTCCACTTATATCTGAAGCTAAGTCTACTGTCCATGTAGATACATTAGATAAACCATGGTCAAGTGGGTAATATTCATTTAAACTCAGAGATTCAGATCCAGAATTTCCAAAAGTCATACGCAGATTGTCTGCTGAAGTAGTCCAATTCCCCATTGTGTCTGTGCCACCTGAATCTTTACATACTCCATCAATCCACAACTTCATATTTGTTGTGGTGTCTCCCATTGTTCCATTTGTAGAACTTGAAGAAGCTGCATTGGTAATTACAACATGATGCCAGTTACCATCAAGCAAAAGAGCTTTTGCAGCAGATCCATAATTTCTTTGTGCGTAACTACCCCCTGAACCATGCCTAGCAAAAAGGTACAAATAGTTTGCTGAGCTTCCTGTATATAAAATCATTCTTTTGTTTGCATCATCAGGGTTTCTCATGTCCCAAATTATTCCATATGCAGAGCTGTCTGTGTATTTGAACCAAAAAGATACGGACCAATCTCCATTAGGCTTAAATAAAGTAGCTGAAGCACTTGAATCCCAAAAAATAGGATCAGTCCTCATTCTTTGGTCAAAACTTGCTGATTTGTTTGTTTCATTATTGCAGTCTAGGTATTTTGTAACACCAAAATTTTCAGTTGCCGTAACTTCTGGTGGCGCACTACTATTAAACCACGTATTTATTGTAAAAGGTGAAGTTGCCCCCATTTTTTCATGGAATATGTCCCTGGTAATTTGTGCTTTCATGTTAGTATTAGAAAGTGTAGCAATTGAAAAAATGCTTCCATGTACTACTGAAGGATAATCACTGTCAGGAGTTCCTGAACTACTATGCCCAGTTCCTTGTTCATCTAAATTAGTTGATGAAGAAATAGAAGATGTACCAGAGTCATTGGAATCATTTTCAAAATTTAAATAGATAGGTACAGTAGAGCTTAAATCTGTAGGTACTCCACTGTTATATCTAGCTGAGGCATCTGATGCAACCTGTGCTCCTGTCTCTAATACAAGGTGAGCATATCTTCCTGGCACTGACCCTAATGCAGAACTAGACCCAGGATTGTATCCAGCAATTCCCATATCACTATATGACCAAGAAGGCAGTGTATGGTAAGTTGTCCATGCTGTTGTTGTAGTAGGTTGTCCATCAATAAATAATGAAGACCCTGGATCTGTTGCATTGTTTGCTGCAGTCTTGTAATCAGTTGAAGTAGTTGAACCACCTGAATCATGTCTCCATGTAAAAGTAACATGGTGCCAATTTCCATCAAAAAGATCTATACCTGTAGGCATAATCATTTCAGTGTAAATATATCTATTTTTTAAATAAAATTTACCATCAGTGCCTAAGTAAAGTCCCCAAGATTCTCCAAAGTATGCCATATATCTAATTACTGATGTTGAGTTAGGTACAGAATTACTAGGGCTTTTGTACCAAAAACTCATTGTCCAAGATTTAGTGGATGCAGTAGCCGGATTTCCCTTTCCATCATGAAAATCAGAAGAACCTGTTCCACTGGTGTTTTCAATTTCTAAAAAGGCTCCTGTGTCAGTTGAGTCTGATACTTCTAAGCATTTTGTAAATGTGTCATATGCTATGTTTGCTGGTGCTGAGAGGTATTTGTTCTTATCTTCCCCAGTACCTTTTGATAAATTTAAATATTTTTCATTTGAAAACGGATCTTTATTTCCTTGTCTAAAAATTATTGGGTTATATGTAGCACTAGGCACTGTCTCCGATTTATGCCACCAATTAATATTAAATGGCTTATTTTTTTGCATAAAATCATATAATACGTCTCTAGCTGAACCTCCAGGATTACCTGAAGTATCATAAGTTTTTTTACCTTGGCAATATTTATTTTTTTTAACACCTGTGCCAGGAACTGTATCTAAATATCTTGAGTTTCCCCAGCCTGTAACAGATGTACCAGCAGCATACTCTTCAGTCACTGCCGGACACCAATTTTCTTTATCATAAGACATTTCTAATTTTGCATCAACAACTCCACTTAAAGAACTATCACATACGCTTGTAAATATAACATCTGTTGCGTCTGGAGGTAAAGTTACTACATCTCCTGTAATATCAACTCCACCGCCTTTACCTTTTCCATCAGAAACTGCGCCATCATTCGCTTTAGTTGTTAAATCTCTTTTATCATTAGACGACATGCCTTATTCCTTCTTAATATTGCTCTGTAATATCTGAACCAACGATTAGAATATGTGTTTCTAATCCTGCATTATCAATAGTAAATTTAATTTTATCTGTGCCAGACCCGCCTTTTCTAGCTCCTGGAGCAATTGAATTAGCATTAGATCTAATTACTATTGGTTGAGCAGCAAATGGTTGTTTTAATTCTATTTCTACTACGCCACTTCCGTCACAAACAATAGATTTAACTTGATTTTTAGCTGGTCCACTTAATTTTGCAGATAAATCTCCACTTACACTTTTAGAAGCCTCATCAAGTATAAGCTCTAATTGTCTCATTTTTCTTTGTGTTGATTTTGGTGATCTTAACATTTTTTATTCCTTTGGTTATATACTCAAGTTATTCTCCCTAAAAACCCCCAGATTTCTCCAGGGGTGCTAGGCAGGGAGAGAACCTAGCTTTTAGACACTTAGATTATGTAATACACCATGAAAACAAGGGTTGATATATACATTTAAGTACCCACCATATCTTGCTTCATATGCATCAGAATCAGATTTTCTTAAAAAAACCGTTCCATCATCATCAAACCAACCAAAATCTGGTCTGTGATAAATGTGAATGTGGTTATCATTTAGAAAATAAATTCTATCATCTTCAACAAATCTTTCAGGAAAAATCCCTACTGGACCAGAAGAAGACATAAACTCAACACCAGAAAAGCTGATATCAGCACCAGATTTAGACTTAAGTCCAGCTCTAGTTTTAACTTCATATCTTTTTTGGTCTTCTAATAAGTTTAGAATTTTTTCATATTGCTTGTATGAACAAACAATAAGATTTGGAGACTTTCCACAAGATTTCTCAACTTTTAACATCATTTCATTTAAAAGATCAGATGAAATAGCAGCAGCTCCAGCATCTTTAATTTTTGAATCCCATCTACGAGCATGAGTAATTCCATAAGATTCTGTTCTACTATCAGATTTTTTTATTACTCCGTCTAAACCTTCAGGATCAGAACTATTAGACCCTTGCATATAAAGAATTATACCGTTAGTAGCATCTGAAGAAACATCACCTTTTAAAGTAACAGTTCCAGCATCAGGATCAACTTCAAGAATTTCAATTTGCTTTGAACTTGAAGAACCAACATCTACTAGATCTGCTTCTTCAAAATTAGCTTCTTTAAAATCAGAAATAGTTACAACAGTGTTACCACTAACTACTGATGGAGAACCACTACAAGTTCCTAACTTACCTGAACCATCTGCAAATAAAGCTCTTGAAAGGTTTCTCATAAAAGCTTCAACACCTTTTTTAACAACTTCTTTTGTAGCTCTAACGAAAGCACCTTCGTCACTCATAGCAGCTTTGATAGTTTCTCTATCAATTTCTACTACAGCATACATTTTTTTAGCTTCAATTTGAGCATCTTCATAAATAGCTTTGTTTGCTTTTGGTAAAGAACCTGAACCAACACCACCAGCAAAAGATTGTGGGATTGCAATTGATAATTGTTTACCCGTAAAATTGTAAGATTTTTTACATCTACCTAATAAAACATTAGCAGAGTTATACACGTTTTCAGAAAGTTTCTCATACTTAATCTTAAATAAGGCAGAAGCATTAGCTAAGCTATAATTAAATTGTTCAGCCATTTTTAACTCCTATATTTAAAAATTTATAAATCATCAAAAGAAACATATGTTTGTTTATCTTTTGACACCTCAGTTACCTGCTTCGGAGCAGCTTGCGCCACTTTTTTTGAAACAGCTTTGGATGCTTGTTTTTTAGAACTTCCATAAACCTCTTGTACAATTTCTAACAAATCGTTGTCATCAAAAGAAGGGTTCTCTACTACCACTTTTTGAAGGCTTTCAACAATTTGGTCGTTATTTACAAGATCGGGATTAACTTGATCTAAAATTGCTTCTGATTTAGAGAAAGCCGCAGAATGTACGTAGTACTCTGCAACTATTTCAGGAGTAATTTCACCATCAAAGTTACCATCCACCAATTCCTGGTAAGCACCTTGAAATTCATCATCCGAGATACTATGAGCTTCCTGAAGTCGTTTTATTTCACTCAAGAGTTCATTTTGTGACTGCTCTTGTTGACGTTTATTCGCTTCAGACTCTTGTTGTTTTTGGAGATAATCATTCTCCTGAGCCAACCGCTCATTTTCAATCTGCTCTGGACTTAATAATGACATTCTCTCAATTTCTGGAGCTAACTGGTCAAGGAGTTGCCGCTTAAAAGTGTGCGGTTCCATTCCAGAAAACTCTGCAAAATAAGATAATGCCCCCATCGCATCATTACTTTTTAATTTTTCTGCAAAATCATTAATATACCCATTAATTAGGTCTATATCTTTATCATATGTAGTTTTATATTCATCAAATTCTTTTTTAGATTCAGAAAATTCTTGAAATTTTTTATCATAACTTACTTTTCCTGAATAATTGTTTAATAAATCTTGAAGAGACACATCTACGTCTTCCCCATCTACTTTATGCTTAAATAAAGTTTCTGCAGCTATTTCCATCTCTTCTTCATTAAATTTACCAAGTAATTTCTTGATTTCTTTAACTTCTTCAGCTTCTTCGCTCTCTTCAGCCTTTTCTGCATCAACTTTTTTCTCTTCTGCATTACTTTGTTCTTTAGGTTCTGGTTTGTCTTTTTCTCCCTTCTCCTCTGAAACTTTTTTTGCCTCATTTAATAATTCCTTATCTGACCTATCATCTGTTAAATTGTCTAAATCATCAAAAGACATTAAATTAGCTTTATTTGCATCTCCTTCACTGGTAGATACCTCCTCATTAATTTCTTGTACTTGGTTTATTGATTCTTCACTCATTTACTCTCTCCCTTTTTTTTGTTTATTGGAAATGGTTCATTATCGTCATTTTGTTCTTGTCCAGGAACTATTTCAGAAACTTGTTCTCCTCTATTAGCTTGACCTTGCACAACAAGTTGCATATGCTCTCTTGAGCGAGGTACAAAACCGTTTGGAAAAATTGGAAATAGAGGAAGTTCTGCTAATTTTGCTTCAAATGCTGGATTAGCTCGCGCCTTTTCAATCATAACAAACTCATGTAAAGCAATATGATCTAACACCTTTTCTCTATATTCAGGTGGACATTCTTCTTTAAAAGAACGGTTTTGAATTGCTTTAGTATGGGTTTTCCAATGTACTATATGATCTTCATAATCTTGAGGATCAGCTACAGGTTTGCCTGCCATCATATCTTCATTTTCAGATTCGGCAGCTTTAACTGCAGCAGTAATTAATGTATTCATTTTATCACTATTACCTAATTCAAGTAAATCTACCCACCTTTCATTAGATAATAGGTCTGGTTTCATTTGCATTATTTCTACAATACGTTGAATCTTACCAGCTTTACTTTCTGGCAATGCAGATCCAACTTGCATTCTAACATCATAATCTTTACTTAAATTAGCTGAATCAAAATGACGTATAGAATATTTATTATCTTTACCAACTATGCGTAACATTCGTCCGTCGTCTGGTTGGTAGTAGTCTCCCGCTACAGCAATAGTTTTCTTTGCCATGCTTTGTACTAAGGCATTATGTTTAGCTACATCAGATGTTGCTCTTTCTTGTTCCTGCTCATTTAAAAATTGTAAAGCTACACCAGCAGTAATACCTGCAGGAGGAGTACCTCTTGAGACACCTTGAACACCATATATTTGTCCCATTTCGTCTCTTAATGAATTTCTAAATGCATATGCTTCTGGGGGATTAGGGGATGTTTGTAACATTTGTGGTGGAGTCGGTCCTTGATATTGTACAATAGTATTATCATTACCTAAACTTTCAATCTTACAAGCACCTCTAGGCATAACCCATTTTGCATGTCCCATTAAATAAATATTTTTAGCTAATAGGGTTGAAAGGTTGTCATGCATATTTTGTATTGGTCTAACCATTTCATATGCAGAAACACCATTTAATTGTTCAGGTATATCTAAATCAGTTAATCTTTCAAATGGTAGTTTACCGTGAGAATAAGGTAATTCACTTGATTCTAAGATTACATCTTTAGTAAATTTTGCAAAATATCCTTGAGGACAATGTTTAGTTTTTTTATGAAAAAATTCATATATAACTGTTTCTTCTTCTAATAAATGTTCTGTTAAATCACTTTCAGAAAAAGCTTTTACATTTGTTTCTGTTTTTAATTTTTCTGCTTTATCAGGATATTCTTTTTTTAAATCTTCTGTAGATTTAATTTTAACTCTAAAACAATATTCTACATCTTCAAACTTTTTTTGTCTCTGTAAATAAACTCTCCAAGGTACTTCTATATCATAATTAATATCACCGATATAAACTGGCTTATCTTTATCTATTTTACCAATTGGATTACCTTGCTCATCTAAAAGATCAAGATCTATTTTACTATCCCTAGCTTTTACATATAAAGGGTGTAAATCACCTTTACTAGAATCCCACTCAATAAAACAATAAGACTCACCAAATATACGAGCTTGTCTTTGCATTTTTTGCAATATAGCGTCCATATCATTGATGTACCACAAATGATTAATTAAATACTTTACAGCTTTTGCCGCATTTTTGTCTTCAAACTCATCATTTGTAGGTAAAACATCAACAGCAGGCTTAATTCGCGTCATTTGGGATACGCGAGTTTCAGTCATATCATATAAATGATTAATGACAAACTTATTAACTCGGTTAATTGATTGACGGTCTGAACGACGAATGTCGCTTCTTTTAGGAAGATTTGTAGAACCGCGATAAGCCTCTAAATTTTTTTTATATTTAGCCTGTCTTGCTATACCTTGTTTTTCTAAAGTTTCAATTACTTTTGCTAACCATGCGAGAACTTTTTTCTCGTCTTTATCTTTTACAGAATGAAATGGCTTTACATTAATTTTATCTGGGCGATCATCGCCTAATTCATCAAAAAAGCTCATTTACACCATCCTATAGATATCTTCATTCTCTTCTTTACCTTCAACATTGATTTCCTCAATATCTTTTTGGTTTGAGAAATTTGGATCAAGCGTTTGCTCTGCGGGCATAAATTGTACTGTATGTGTTGCTTTTTCCAAACTTTTTGCCAAAATTATGGCATACAGAGACAAGCATATACTAATTGCACTCAAAATGCAACCTAAAATTGAAAAAATATACAACATTACAATAATATTAGGCATTTAATCCTCCCAAGGTATTATATTAAAGGTCCAATCATCGTGTTTCTTTAAAGCTTTATAATCATCTTCCATACTATAATAACGACGATCGTTATCATTCTTTTGTTTTAAAATTTCTAATACTTCAATCATATTATAATTAGCAGCCGCATTTAAATATCGCCAACAATCAACTAAATGGTCATTTTTCTTTGGTATGTTACCTTTACTATCTTTAACATAGTTTTGCATTTCCCACACTAATTTTTCACATCTATCCGAAATAGATACAAGACCATGTATTAATTGATCTTTAATTAAACTTAAACCATGCTCTTTTTTATTCATATGTTTGGCAGTAGGCATAAAATAAATTCCGTATTGATGCATAACTTCGGTTGAAAACCAAGCTGCAGCCTCATCATAAACTTTACACCAGTCATCTTCTACGGATGAATGCGGAAAAAGTTCTGCCATTTTTGCATCTATTCTAGGATAAATTGATCTTACGGTAGTATTTTCTTGATTAACTTCGTAGATTTCGTCCATAATATAGAGATGCTTTGTATAAGGATTAATGCAACCAAGTAAAACAGCGAAACAAGTAGTTGAGCCAGGATCAGTAATACAGAACCAATCCAATTTTTTGCGATCTCTAGTAATTGCATTTAATAACTCCTTATGAGGTTTTATTTGACTTTTGTCGAACATGGGGAAAATAGCGTTCCGTCCTCCCACTGCAATTTTTCCAAAATATTCTCGTTCGATGACATCATCTTCACCACGTAACCGTAATTTTTCGATCTCACGGTCAATTTCATCACTGGGTGTAAAAGGGTTATCGTAAGATGAGGCGATAATGTGAAACGCATCACGCCTATTTGTGCATTCTTCCGCGAATTCGAGGTATTGTTCGGCATTTCTATCTCCAGGTTTAGGAGGCGTCCCAATAATTACTAAGGGAGCCTTCCTAACAATACGGTTTGGATTCATTTCGTTGTGAAATTGTGTGTGAAAAACTTTAAATTCATCATATACTACAAAATCTGGTGTTAGACCGTTAGCTGCTGCCCAGTTTTCAGAACCAACAATTTTTATAGTAGATCCGTTTTTTAAAGTTAGCCTAGAATCTACGTTTGATACATGTTTAATGTATTTGCGTAATGGTTCTTCTCCTCCTGGTACAATACGTCCCATGTCATCTCTTTCTCTACCAAATTGTGTAAGCCTACTATTATGCCAAATAATTTCTCTACCGTGCGAAAGTTCGGGTGTAATGTAATAGCAAGTTGAACCTGGATTTAAAAGTGCATGTCTCCATAACAAATAAATGGCAAAATCGGTTTTACCCCATTTTCGCCCACACTGTATAAATAGGGTGTTTACATCTTTTTTAATAAGAGGCATCCCCACCTTGACTTGACCAGGGTGAGGATTCCAATTTGAATGCAAATCATCCATTATTTGGAGATATAATTTATCTGAGGGAGATAAACTAATAAGATTCATATCTCATATATCCACTTACTAAAGGGCAAGCTGAATAATAGTAATTTTTATTAACTTTAACTTTAACTCTATGTAAATCTTTACCACATCTAATATTAGCTAATCCATCTACAAATCTTTCTTTTACACATTTATAACCTGAACACCACCATTCATCTTTAGATCGCTTTCTATATTCTTCTAAACTATAATTCATTCTATTAGCATTTCTAATTTCCATACTAGATACAATACCTTTCCACAACTTTAATTGGGATTCAACTTCACCATTATTAAATTGTCCAAAAAAGCCGCCTCTAGCTCTATGAATCATAGATACTCCAGTATTACCATCAATATATCTTTTACCTGGACAAGCTTGCAAAAGACCATGAGCCATGGAAGCTGAAAATAGGGAAATACATTCTACTTTTTGAGGAATAGATTGTATTGCAGATATTAGTGATAGACCAGCATAAATTGAACCTCCTGGAGAGTCAATTACAATGTAAATAGTATCTGTTAATCTTATTGATGCGCTTAAATCTAATAGTCTGTTTGTAAAGCTAGTAGCCGATTTAAAATTTATAGCACCTTTAAGTAAAACGCTATTATACTCAGTCAATAAAATTTGTTTACTCTTTATCTCCTTTGTCTCGCCCATTGCTAGACTCGACATCAGAAGTAGGATCAGTAGTAGTTTTTTCATTAGTAATCTCCCTGTAATTTGCATCCTCCAGATAGAAAGGATCGCGTTTAAGTTTATCCTTCAATTCAATTATGGTTGAAGGTTTGTGTTCTGCTATTATATCTGTAGGAGTGCCTTCATCTAACCTAACTATTTTATCAAGTTCGGTTACAATGTTAGCAATCCATCTAGCCTCTTTTATGGTAGGGGGTGTACCTCTATGCTTTAAATCAGCAATAGCGCGATCTAAGCATTCCAATGAGTTACCTACCAATGAAGAAAGAATGGCACTCTTATTTTCAGTAAGTTCTCTAAGTAGTTCATTTCTCATTAAAGAACGCTCATCCTTCCACTTTGCAATATGGTACATTAAAGTTTTGTACGGCATATCCATAGTTTCTGCTATTTCTCTAGGTGGCTTAAAAGACATGTATAATTCTTTTGCCGTTTTTAAATCGTATTTTGAAGTTTTACCTTTTCCCATATTAAATTTTAAATAGAAAGCGAGATAAGTCTTTGTTATCACTAAGCATTTGCATCATAGATGGTGATAGAAGGCGAATTAAGTTTTCTTCCCTATCTAACTCCTTCTTTTCAGGTTCATAAGAAAATATGGCTTCATACTTATCTTCACCCACTACATGCATTAGTTCATGAAATAGAGTCTCCCTTTCAATCTCCTCATTATCTTGTTTATAAATTGTTACTGTCTTTGTAATTATGTCTGTCTTACCGAACATCTCATCAGTCTTCTCTTTAGACCAGACAATTTTCCAGTTATAAAAACCGGACTTAAATTTGGTTGGTTTTCGCATCCGTAAACCTTATCATACCCATAGTAAAAAGTCAAGAAAATCTTGGAAAAAGATTGGGAATATATTTTAAAAAAATCGCTTCGCTCTTTTTTAAAATTTGCGCGCGGGGTTTCGGCTTTTCAGCTAGTTAGCGGGGGGTGTTTGCTGCGGGAAAAATAGGTGTAAGTCTATATATATTATATAGTTAATTTAACATATTTCGCGGGGGTGCTTTTTTCCATGGGGGCATGATTGGCACGATGTTTGCATTAGCAAGTTTAGTACCAGTGATGTCAATAAGATTTATTTATGGCTATGTTGCGCGTGGGATAGAGGCACCTATTTCTGGCATAGATCTTGCAATCCTTTATATGTAATTTTGCGGGTGAAATATATTTATTATGCAAGTTTCGTACCAATTAATTTACATTTTTATGCATTTTTTTGTTGTGGCACGATTTTTGCGTTGTATTAATTCATTTAAAAATTTGTTATGCTTTATTTACTGGAGGAAAACATGATTAAATGTATTAAAGTTTTTAGTTTTGTTTACATTCTTTTATTATCAATTTCAACCATTGGAGGTATTTAAATGAGAGAGATTAATAGTGCTTTATATAAATTAGAGCTATTATATTTAGATTATTTGAATAATTTCCTCACTGTTGAAAAGTTTGCGGAGTTTTATGGTATGTCTACTAATAAAGCTTTAAAACTTATTAAAATAGGTAAGGAAATTAATAACGAGAACCTTAAAGGAGGTATTTAAATGAGAACACTTAACAAACAACCTAAGAAGCCATTTTTCATCGTTTCGGCATTTAAAGGAGATGTTAATGACGTAGACAACTCTATTAAATTAGAGCACGAATTAACTGCAATGAATTTGCCATTTAAAACGTTAATTGGTTCATGGAAAGGGCAAACAGAGTTAAGTTATTTAGTTACAACGGACACTGTTAAAGAGGCTCGCAGCTTTGGAATTGCACTTGCTGACTTATTTGATCAGGAGGCTTTCGTTGTAGTAGACTCGGATAGGAATGGTACACTAATACCTCATTATGGTGAATCAACTAATTTAGGTAAGTTGGTTTTAACTGATAAAAAGCTTATTGGAGATAATTGGAGTCGTTGTCCTATTACTGATAAATATTATACATTTAATGGAGGTGAGTAATGAAAAAAAGAGCAGGGTTAAATGTAGTTAACCATGAAGGTCAGACTATTGCACAACTTTATAATACAGTTATTTTTATTAGAGAGGGCAATAATATTAAATTAAATTCAGGAGGTTGGCGTACTAGGCATACTAAGAATTGTATAAATGATTTGTTACCCGCAAGATTGCATTTATATCAAAAAGACTTTGAATGGTATTTATATGATAAAATAAACGACCATACTATTGATTTTGAAGATAATATGAGCTTTTATTGTATTGGATTTTAAGGAGATATTATTATGACTAAAACATTTGAATATTTATTATTACCACCTATACCGACGGAGCTTGAAGTCATACAAGACTTAGAACGTCTACAAGTTTCTGAGGATGCTACACGTGGTTATGATTTTTATAAACAATTGCTTAAACTTTATACAGAGGAGGCAGCGTAAGTAATTAAGAATAGGATGAATAAGTTTGGCACAGGATGTGCAATATAATTAGTAACAAGTTAACAGGCATCGAACTTAACTAAAAAGGAGAAAGCCTTTGTTTTTCACCTTTGCAACCTTATTAATGTTTCGGTGCCTTTTTATAAAGGAGAATAAAATGAGTAACGTAAAAAAGAAGTGTAAGAAGAAGGGATTGAAAAAACATAAGTTAACTAAAAATAACTTTGTTAATATTAAAATAGTTAATACGCATAAGAAAAATGCAAGGGCAAGTCGAGGTGAAAAATAGTTATGATAAAATTTATAATAGTATTGTATTTATTTGTAATTATGTTAACAATAGTTAAAAGAGATGCATTAATGTGTCCACCCAATAAAGGAGAGTATGATGAAATGGGGTTATCTAGCGTTTATGAACGAGTACTCAAACAGTGCAATAAAAGATCTAATAGAACACCAAATAGATGATGAGAGTATTGAAAAACTGTTTGGAAATAGTGATAAAGCGGTAGACTTATTTACTGCTTTTTATGAAAAAATAGGTTATCATAATGAAGCCTATGATATATTAAACCACGCAATAAAGCGTTTTTGTAAAGGAGAGAATCATGAAATTTAAGAACTTTGTTTATTATAAGAATAGAAAATTATACTGTTATGATAAAAGTGAGTATGTTAATTTTAGTAATGTTATAGAGTACATTAGAAACGGTTACCAGATTGGCGTATTTAATATCGGAGAAGATTTTAATCAAGAGACGGCATTATTAAGAGGTAATAGATATATTATTCAAAATTTTGCTAAGAAGATAGATACTTTTTCAAATAGTACAGTAGCATTATTAAGTAATCTATTGTATAAATCGTGGAATTTAGAGCGTCAAGTATTACAACCCATACAAAAAGGAACACCATGCGAACATTAATATTATTACTTTTAATTGGATGCGGAAAACCGTTAATACCAGATAACATAAAAATAGATGTGCCAGAACAGTATAGAGTTAAGCATGATATTGAATGGCAAATTGAGTTTGCTAAGAGTTATTGTCAGGTATTGGCTACAACTAACGAGCAATTAAATGAATGCTTAAATGATTTTTTAAGAGATATAGTGGAGGAGTAAGTTATGACTTTAAATCAATATCAAAAAAGAGCGCGCATGTATATGCAAGGTAATGTAAAAAACGATGCGCTTTATTTGGCGTTAGGATTAGGCGGTGAGGTTGGTGAAGTATTGGAGAAGATAAAAAAGGAGATTAGAGACGGTGTTTTTGAGAAGAAGGCACTCCAAAAAGAGTTAGGAGATGTTCTTTGGTACTTAAGTCAATTGAGTTATGCCTATGATTTTGATTTTGAAGACGTTGCTAAGGCTAACTTAAGTAAGTTGCAAAGTAGGTATAAAAGAGGTACTATTAACGGAGAAGGAGATGATAGATAATGGCGACTTATGAATGTGATTGTGAGTTTTTAAAAAAGAGGCGTTGCTACGGAAGGTTTACGTCAACCAAAGTCGATAAGGAAGGAAAATGTGTTAAATGCGGTTCTTATGCTATAGCCGTATCACAATACAATTTACATCCTAGAAGACCATCCCAAGGCGGTTATAGACCCATAGCAAAGGCGAGAACATTGCAGTCTAAGGGTTACACTTGGGAACAGATTTATGACTTAAAAGGAATGGATAGATGGATTTTAATAAGTAATAATGAGCTGAGACAAGAGCATCATACTAAAAAGGAGAAGGAATGCAAATTTATGGAGATGAGTACTTAAAGCTTATTGATCAGATTTTGGAAGAGGAATTAAAGAAAGCAAAATCTCGATCTGATAACGATTCTGAGGGTGAAGGCACTTGCGAGACTCAAGATGAGTAATGTATTTGTCATCAAGGTTTAAATTAATAATGGTTTTATCACGGATGATGCGACCATTGTAACGTGGTTCAAAAACGTTGTCTTGTACTAACTTTTCAATGTTTGTTAAATCACATGAACGGCGGCTAATTTCGCCACGCTTAGTAAGGAGAATAGATGAAGGATAAAAGAAAACATATTTTGCTTCTATACCATGTTTTGATGGTTGGAATTGGTTTCGGAACTGCTGTAGGCTTTGCTGAATTTTTGGACATTGCATCTGATAAAGAAATTCTTCACGCCATACTCGCGCTTGTTGGGTTAGCTGTCGGTTCTTATAGTATGCTTTATTTGATGAAAATGGAGGACAATCAATGACAAAGGAAATTCGCATATGCAAGAATGATACCACAAAAGAGCGAAAATTGCAATCTAAGAAGCATTTCGATGAGGTAACTGAAAGGATTGTAAAGGTCATTAAGGTTGCCAGGAAAAGTGTAGATTTGGTTGAGGAATTAAAGAATGTAACTGATGAGGAGAAAGATGGGTTATATCAAATGATTGAGAAAGCATTAGAATATAATTTGGATGCTTGTTTCGGAACTGATGAAAATTTTTATAGAGCTTTAGGAATAAGTGAATTAGATTGGGATTTTATTAATGAGTAGATATATATCTAAGATATATTTCTTAATATATAAATATATATCTCAACTGGTTTCTAAGATATATATCTATCATATTAATTTATTGGTGTCAAGAAATATTTTAATTTTTTTATATGGAGAGAGAAATGATTGATATTATTATATTTATATTGTTTACCAACGGTTTTATAAGAATGGCTACTATTCCGGTCGAGCCTAAACGTGTAATAAACGTGTCTAAAGCGTGTGATAAACGCGCAAAGGCGTGTCGTAAGCGTGTATTAGCGAAAAGAAGACCATTTTTGCCCCATGAGGTGAAGAGGAGATTGAATCGTGGTAGATAATATAGAATTAATAGGTTACATAAGCGGACTCATGCTCGCATTCTGCGGACTTCCAGAAGCCATTAGAAGCGTTCGCAATAAAAGGTGTGACGTAGGTTGGGGACTCCTCACAATGTGGATGCTAGGCGAAATTGGGCTACTCATATACGAGTTTAAGACCATGGCTATACCCCGACTTATAAATTATATATGTAACATAATATTTATTAGTATTATGATATATTGGAAGGTAAAAAAAAAATAGTTGACAAATGTGCATTTTGTACAGTACCATGTAATAATTCATGGTGTATAACAAGGGAGAAAAAATGATTACTTTTAGTAAATCGACAGAACACTACGGTAAAGAAGACACAGAAAGCGTATATATCTATACAGAAGCCCAAACTTTAGGTGACTTAACTAAAGCATTTAATAAGTTTTTAACTGCTTGTGGTTATCAAGTTGTAGATGATGCGCAAGAAGAGCTTGATTTAAGAAGAAAAGACGAAGATTTTTATATTTAGGAGCGAAAATGCATTTATTTAAAGAATATGCACAGGAATATATAGACAAAGGAATATCTGTTATTCCAGATAAGTTTGGAGGAAAGAATCCTCTAATCAAAGGTTGGACAGAATACAATGATAGATTACCTTCAAAGGAAGAGGTAAGTGATTGGAATAATTCATTTAATGAGTCAAATATAGCTGTATGTTTAGGAAAAGCATCGGGTATAATTGCATTAGATTTTGATTGTGACGATCAGCAAATTATAGATGTCATTGAAGACATAT